TTAATGCCAGTAACAGTAAAATTCAATTCATCAAAAAAAGAAATAGATATGAATCAAATTAATTTTATATTGGAAAAAATAAAAAAATTTAAAGAAGAAGGTTCAACGACTAAATGGTTTTCGGAAGAGCTTGTATTAAATAAAGAACTTGCAGAAACAAAAGCAAATATAGGTTCTTCATAAGATATAGTCTAATCCTTATTGAAAAATAAGGTAGAGGATATGTACAGGTAACCCTCAGATTACTTTCTGGAAAGTAACATACCGTCGCTACACAAACTTTGCGATTGAATCCATTGAGCAAACTTTCAATGGACAGGCCGATTTCGGTCGTCGTGTGCAGTGCATTATCAGCCGTAATGGTGATCTTGCCCACCGCACATATCTTCAGGTGACACTTCCTGAAATCAACCAACTTATGGGTAATAACACAGCTGGTCCTGTGTATGCTCGTTGGTTAGATTTCCCTGGTGAGCAGCTCATTGCTCAAGTTGAGGTTGAGATTGGTGGTCAACGCATTGATCGTCAATACGGTGACTGGATGCACATCTGGAACCAACTTACCATGACTGCCGAGCAACAACGCGGTTATTTCAAGATGATTGGTAACACCACTCAACTTACCTTCATCACTGACCCATCGTTCGCTGATGTTGATGGACCTTGTGATTCCCTCGCTCCTCGTCAGGTGTGTGCCCCTCGTAACGCCCTCCCTGAGACCACTCTTTATGTTCCTTTCCAATTTTGGTTCAACTCCAATCCTGGTCTCGCCCTTCCTTTGATCGCTCTCCAATATCACGAAGTTAAGATTAACCTTGATATTCGTCCTATTGATGAATGTCTTTGGGCCGTTACATCCCTCAACTGCAACACCAACCCTTACACAGGTTCTGCTGGTCAATTCAATGTTGCCACACCTGTTACTGCCACAATTGCATACAATCAATCTCTTGTTGCTGCTTCGCTCTATGTTGACTATGTTTTCCTTGATACTGATGAGCGTCGTAGATTTGCTCAGAACCCTCACGAGTACCTCATTACTCAGCTCCAATTCACTGGTGATGAGTCTGTTGGTTCTTCCAGTAACAAGATTAAGCTCAACTTCAATCACCCTGTGAAGGAGCTTATCTGGGTTGTTCAACCTGACCAGAACGTTGATTACTGTTCGTCTCTTCTTTGCGACACCACACTTTTCAAGGTTCTTGGTGCTCAACCTTTCAACTACACTGATGCCATTGATGCTCTTCCTAACGCCATCCATGCTTTCGGTGGACCTGCTGAGACTGCTGGTGCCAATGCCTTCATTGATGCTCGTGGTCTTTTTGAACAGGCTGGAGCTCTTGATAGTGCCATCCCTGAAGGTTTCACTGGTTACTGGCACGGACCTTCTAACCCTTACAATGAGACAAACTTTGGAGGTCCTGCTGTTCCTCTCAATGTTGCTGAGCTCTCTTCGCCTGAGGCTACTGCTGCTGCTCTTGCCCAACTTGGTCTTACCAGCACCAGCCAACTTGGTGGTCCTCACATCACTGGTTCCAGCGTTTCTGATGCTGGTACATTCGTCCTCACTGAGACCTCCCTTGACATGCACTGTTGGGGACAGAACCCTGTCGTCGTCGCTAAGCTCCAACTTAACGGCCAAGACCGCTTCTCTGAGCGTGAAGGTTCCTACTTCTCGTGGGTCCAACCTTACCAGGCCCACACACGCAACCCTGATGAAGGTATCAATGTGTACTCTTTTGCCTTGAGGCCTGAGGAACACCAACCCTCAGGAACTTGCAACTTTTCCAGAATTGATAACGCCACCCTTCAGCTTGTCCTCTCCAACGCTACCGTTGAGGGTACCAAGACTGCCAAGGTCCGCGTGTATGCTACCAACTATAACGTCCTCCGCATTATGTCGGGCATGGGCGGCCTTAACCTGCGAATTATAATTCGTCTAATCAGGGCCCAAAAGCAGTATGCTATAGTAAAGCGACCTCTTACTATAGAAAACCATTTAAGCCGTCGCAAATTTTGTCCCAGGCTAACTGCTAGTGAAATTGTTTGTTACTGACTATCTTCAGTTTGTTATTTAATACAATCAATTTTGCAACATATCTTGTTGTTCGGGAAACCCCTTAGAGCTTTTTCTACCAAGGATAGTTATGAAAGTACTATCTGGCCAAGAGTAATTAACTTGGGTATGGTAATAATGAAAAAGATTGGGCAATCCGCATGCTTACTACCTAAATCCGCTATGATAGGATACGGTAGGGCGTCAGAGACTGAACGGATATGGGTCGGCAAAGAAGGTCTAATCAACCTGAGCTGGCTTAAGATACAGTCCTCCCCAATTGGAAACTTTTGGGAATAAGAGTGCTTATTCCAATTAAGCGCATGGTTACTTGTTATACATTTTTACTTGTAATAAAATTGATATAAATATTCATATTATTCATTATAATATGAATTGGATGGATAATATGGAATTTGAAACTATGAAAAACAATATTGAAAAATCACATAATGTGATTGAATATAATAGTGGTCATTTCAAATCAAGAGGAATACACTCATATCATTTTAAAAATCCATTTTGGAGAGTAAAAGAAAATGATTCAGAGTATTTATTAATGTATTGTGAGAAAAATACAATATTTAAATTGTGTCCTATAAGTTATCAAAAAATACTAGATTACGAAGAAGAAAATGACATTAAAATTACTTGGTTTATATCTACAAATGGATATATAACTGGAAATAATAAAATAACAATTCATCAAGTTATTATGAATTGTTATGGAAATGGAAAAGGAACAAAAAATATAAGCGTTGATCACATTGATAGAAATCAACTAAATAATTGTTATAATAATTTAAGAATTGCTACATTTGAAGAACAACACAGCAATTGTAAAGGCATCTTACCAGGAACAAAAAGAGAAAGAAAACACAATGCAAAAGAATTACCTCAAGGTATTTCACATAATATGATGAAAAAATATGTAGTTTATTACCATGAATGGTTAGATAAAGAACATAATAGACAAAGGGAATTCTTTAAAGTAGAAAAACATCCAAAATTAGATAAAATATGGGTAGGAACTAAGTCAAATAAAGTTTCTATTCAAGAAAAACTTACACAAGCCAATAAAGTAGTTGAGAATTTAGAAAAAGATATTTATCCAGATAAAAATGAATCAAAATTATAATATTAAAACTCATACAATAATGTATATAGTTTGCTCTCCCAGTTGGGTGAGCAAAAAGATTAAAGGAAGTCTATACTATGCACATCTTTTAATAAAAATATTTTATGATAAAGAAAGACATGTAGATACTATGGACACGTCTACTACTTCAAAATTATATGAATATAATAATTCTAATTCACTTCTTGAGGAAAAAAATTGTATTAAAGGATCATCTGGATATTTCGCATCACATATTACACTAAAAGTAACCAGAATAAGGCATGAACCTACTCATAGATGTGGAAAAGAAATCAATATCAACGATAAATTAGATGAATTCTATAAAGAAATTAGTAAATGCAAAACAATTATATGAATATTTATATGGGTTTCTCTTTTTTATATTCATATATAAATGGAAGTCATTAAGAAGAGATACATAGGAATTATGAACGAATACGAAAGTGAAACGACTCTGGCTGCTAAGGCTGGTACTAAGGCTGGTGCTAAGGCTGGTGCTAAGGCCGGTGCTAAGGTTTATGATGAGAGTGGTGGTAAGGCTGGTGTCTGGATGGCGGCTAAGGCCGGTGCTAAGGCTGGTAAAAAGGCTGGTGCTTTAGCTGGTGCTGATTCTTGTATTAATGCTAGTGCTCGTGCTCGTGCTAATACTGGTGCTAAGACTAGAACTACTGCTTTAACTGATGCTGATGCTTGTATTAAGACTGGCGCGAATGCTGGTGCTCGTGCTGGCGCGAAGGCTGGTGCTAAGGCTTATGATGATGCTGTGGTTGCTGATGGTCATACTATGCGTTCTATGTGGCGTAGGGGTTGGCCTAAGGCTAATACTGAGTCTGCAGTTGAGTCTGCTGATTCTGCAGTTAAGGCTCATGACTCTGTAGTTGAGTCTGCAGTTGAGTTTGAGGCTGATGTTTGTATTGCAGAAATACCTCCTGCTTTTTTTATGGAAGAAAGCGATTTTAAACCTATATCCCATCTATATACAGAGGTTTTCCGAGATGGTAATGGTATGGAAAAGAAATTTGAATTAAATAAATATAGTTATTATAGGGGTATAACGATTGATATGAATAAAATTTTAAAAAAACTTCTTGAAGATAGAGACAATAGAGTTGAAGATACAGCCAATAGAATATTTGTAACGATAAAGAAAGGTCAATCTCAGCAATTTTTTGTCCGCTCTGATTATTGGAAAAAAAAAAGTAATTATTTAGGAAATTACACATATGTAAATCAATCTTTCCGAGTATTCATGGACTACCATAGTGGAATGCATCCAAGAGGAATAAAGGGAGTTGGTAAATATATTCCAACTGATAAATGCAATATTCATACATATTATAGGGAAGTACCCTACCACTTGCGCTATAGTGAAGAAGAAGATATTAATAATTGTATTGATAGTATTTGTACCCTGTCAGGTGGAAAATCAAAACATAGAAAATCAAAACATAGAAAATCAAAATGTAGAAAATCAAATAATAGAAAATCAAGAAAAAATAATAGAAAATCAATTAATAAAAGCCAGTAAATTTATTTTATATAATTCAATTTAAATACAAAATTATATTATACTTCATATGGAAAAATCAAATACTTTTCTTATTTTTGGTGCAAATGGATGGATAGGAAATCAGGTGATAAATTATCTCTCTTCACAAGGAATTCCTTTTATAAAAGCAGTAGCAAGAGCTGGAGAGACAGAATCCATCATTCAAGAACTCAATGCTAATCCACAAATTACACATATTATGAGTTTCATTGGTCGCACACATGGTATTTATGAAGGACAAAAAATCACCACTATAGATTACTTGGAGAAGCCAGGAAAACTGGTGGACAATGTTAATGACAATTTGTATTCTCCACTAAACTTGGCACTCTTATGCAAAGAACGCGGACTTCATTTCACTTATTTAGGAACAGGATGCATTTTTGAATATGATGAGGAGCATCCATTTGGTCAAGAAGTCAATGGATTTACTGAGAAAAGCAGACCGAATTTTTTCGGTTCAGGTTATTCAGTTGTCAAGGGATTCACAGACCAATTAATGAATAATCAAATATTTGAAGACACCGTCCTCAATTTGCGCATTAGAATGCCTATTACAGATGAGGTCAATGAGAGAAACTTTATTACCAAAATTACGACCTATCAAAAGGTATGTTCCATACCTAATTCAATGACAGTTTTAAATGATATGATACCGATTATGGTAAGACTTGCAGAAAGACATATTTGCGGACCAGTAAATTTAACGAATCCAGGTCTTATCTCTCATAATGAAATTTTAGAAATGTATAAGGAATTGGTAGACCCTAATTTTACTTGGACAAATTTCACAATAGAAGAGCAAAATGAAATTTTAGCATCTAAGAGGTCAAATAATTTCTTGGATACAAAATCCTTAGAAAGTCTTGAGCCAAGTGTTAAACCTATTAAGGAAGCAGTAAGAGATATTTTGATACAAATGAAGGAAAAAATGCAATAGAATACAATAAAATAAAAATAAATGAGTTTTTATATTATTTAAATAATATAAATAATATAAAATGAATATCCTTGTGACTGGTGGTTGTGGTTTTATTGCTTCTAATTTTATTAATTATTATTTTAATACAAATACTGATGCAAAAATAATTAATTTAGATGCAATGTATTATTGTGCTTGTGAAGATAATGTAATAGAGGAAATTAGACATTCAAATAGATATAAGTTTATTAAGGGTAATTTATGTTCCATTGACCTCGTTAGTCATATTTTAATAAATGAAAAAATAGATGTTGTTATCCACTTTGCTGCACAATCCCATGTTCAAAATTCATTTAATGATTCATTACAATATACTCAAGATAATGTTTTAGGAACACATACCCTCTTAGAAGCGTGTCGTCTTTATGGGAAAATTCAAAAATTCATACATATTTCCACGGATGAAGTCTATGGTGAGTCTATGATTCAAGAAAATGAAGAAAAGAAAAATGAA